GCAGTTTGTAAACCCTGTACGTCATCGTGCTTGACGGCAAGTCCACACAATAAGTAATCGGCGTAATACAGCCATAATGAGCATTGGCCTGCGAGGAAATTGTTGCTTTAAAACAATTAGCCCCAAAACACAAAGAAGCCACGCATAACATTGCTATCGCTGCCGTATTTTTCATTTTAAACTGTTCCTTATATAATCTCTCAATTCGTCAATTTGCTTTTCAAGCTCTTTAACTCTTTGAGTCAAAGCTCTGTTCTTTATTTTCTCCGCCGCAAGCTGATGTGTCAATTCTTTTTCAGTTATTTCTTCTGGCATTATCCATTTACCCATTCATACGCTTGTCGCCCATAATGCAAGGCCTGTCTTTCAGGCAGTCAACCAAGTCATTGTTTGATTTTGTATTTCGCTCAATAACTTTTTCGTTGCGGTCAGACTGTTTAGATAACAGGTCGCTCAAATGCCATATATACTTGCAGAGGAACAAAACCATTATAAAACATATTCCCAGAGCCCCATACTGCAAGTAAGGTGCTTCCGGAGAATTCGCTGTTGCAATAACTACCGCCGCCGCTCCTATTGGTGTTAAGCTCAAAACGTACATCATAATCATAAGATATAGTCCTTTATTCCAATGGTTGAATGCTGTCTCTAATTGCATTGCCCGCGTGAATTGCCGGATTATTATTAGGGTCTTCTGATATTGGTTCGCCATTGATAACATCTATCAGTTCGACTATATTCGCATCTATCGCATTGAGCCCCTCAATTGTATTCGATTCAAGCGATGTTAAAGCCGCCAGAATATTAACATCGTTAAACTCGTGCAAAACTTCAGCTTTAATTATTACCCTGCATTTATCAAGACCTTCCGCATTGGATAATTTTACACTTACAGGCCCGCTCAGCGGATAACCGCCAAACAAATTACCTGAAATGTCCGAGATTCCAACAGCAAGATTTTGAGGCTCGCTTGCACTTGAACAGGTGAAAGCCTGAATTATATAGTTCACATCGTAAATTTTTTCATACAAGTCAAGATTGTAGCTTGTGTCAGTGCCGTTGCTGTCGATGATAACTGAATAAATCCAGTTGGCATCAGAAACGATTTCTTTTGTCGCTCCGGAACTACATTCAGCCGCGTTAAAATCTTGAATGAATGACCGCAGCTTCCCAAAAGAGGAGCCTGTAAAAAACAAAATGACTGCGAATATTATTATCCTTTTCATTTTTTATCCTTTCCCAAGAAAGGCAGGTTCAATACCTGCCTTTCTTATCTTTCAGCCCTTATTGAACCGGCGTTGCTGAATCCCTGATAGAATCTAAAGCTCTGCCTTCCGGATTCTCATAATACGAATCGAAAACTCTACGGAATGTTGTGCCGTTAAAATCAACTATTTCATTCGTGTCTGTAATTTTCGCCCAAGATATATACGGCGTGCAATCGTTTACGTCGGCCTTAGTTAATGCTTTTGAGTTTGCATCAGATACAGCCGCCAGTAAAATATCATTTACATCATTTACCGTTGCCACAATCACATCATTTGCACCGGCAATCGCAGCCAAAAGATTATCGTTGGAGTCTGAAATTTTGGCAAGTAGAACATCGTTGACTTCTGATGTATGAGCATAAAGCACATTATTAACATCACCGACATTTGCCAAAATTGCAGTGTTCACATCGCTAACCTTTGCTAATACCGCCGTATTTACGTCTGATATTTTTACATACAGTACGTTGTTTGTGTCGTTTACACTTGCAACAATAGCGGTGTTTACATCGGCAAGCTCTGTCATCAAGGCAGTGTTAACATCATCGACTTTTGCAGTTGTAGCAACTCCATACGTGCTTAACGGCTCTGTATCTGTCCCGTAAACATCAAGGCTTAAAACAACTGGAATCATATTTGTGCCTGATATATAAAGCTGCAACTGCGCCTCGTTTGTGTCGTCTGGCAATGTTACCATTCCGGCTTCATCTATTGCCAACGCATAGAGACCTTCTGCATTTATCGCGTCGAGCTCGGTTATTGTCGGCTCTGTCATTACTGTTGCTGTCCCGCCATCGAGTGAATAGTAAACTGCTGTTCCTGCCAAACTGGTTTTGGGAGTTACTCGATTCGCGTCTGAATCATCATAGGCCATAAAGCAAACTTTTCTTGCAATATCTCCCTCTTTAATTCTCAACGCAAAAACTGTCGATACGATTAACATTACTACCAAACTCATACTTAATAAACGCTTCATTGTGATACTCCTTAAAATAAAAAATTGTTATTTAAAATTTTTACACCTAATAGCCCCAAACCTGCCAGTGTTCGTGAGAGCCTGCCTGATTATTGCTTATTTTTATATATTGCGTTGTAACTTCCATAATTCTCGGAGTATAAGAATTACCGCTGGTACTATTCCATTCCACTGAAGCCTGTGCACTTATAACGGCATTGGGGAAAGGGGTATCAAAAGTTACAGTTGTAGGAGTAGATACGAAGGCATATCTACCGTGTTTTAGAATCAAACCATTTGGGAAAGTTATACTTTGTCCGCCGGTGTACGCAGTCGGCGAATATCCATCTTTAAACGAGTCATCGACATATTTTTTATTGGCCGCCTGATAATTAGTTGTCGGCGAAGATGAAGGGGTAACCGGAAAAGAGCTAAATGTTTTTATTCCGCCAACAGTCTGATTTCCGGTTGTATAAACGCCGTTCGTTACTGTTCCAGCATTTCCGCTGACACTTCCTGAAATTGTAGAGCTAAATGTTTTTACGCCTGCTATTGTTTGATTGCCCGATAATTGAACGGTGGTTGCAAGTCCGTCTTTTAAGGCTTTTTCGGTTGTTGCCAAAATTTGACTTGTGCCGGAATAAGAATTTGATAATTGTACAATTCCGGCTGCCGATGTGCTTGCAGCGGAAAGATATAATTTCCAATATGTCGCCTCAAGCACAGGGTCTTTATTTGTGGAATTTTGTAGTGCGATATAAATAGCCATATCACTACCCATCGCAAGGCTGCCGGTTACATATTCAGTCGCAGAATTCCAAGATAATATACCTTGTTGTTCGAGCTGCTTAAGCAAAGATGTAATGATATATTGTGCCTGATTGTAATACTCTGAATAAACTATCGTGTCAAACGGCCAGCCATCCTCAATTTCGGTTGAGCCAAAATCCGTATTCCGATACGTCGTTCCTTTGACTGGATTTTCTGGTATCGTAGTTGTTGCCCCTGAAGCCCATATTCCAGGCAGGTAAATAGTACGATTTGCGGCAAATCCGATTGGAGATAAAACGCTAACCAATAACAGTACTAAAATTTTTCTTTTCATTTTTTCACTCCGGTTCAATAATTGAATTTATTCTTAATGTAGCTGGATAAGCTATAAAATACGCATCTTCGGCAACAATAATTCCGTGCGTTGAAGTCAAAAATCCCTGTTCAAAAGGTGTTAATTCTCTATCAACTTTAATATCTACCGCCATTGGTTCGTCAACTACAGGAATAAACGATATGTTCAAACCAGTTACATCTTTGACAGCATTTTGAATTTCAGGAATAGACGAGTAAACATTCATATTGCTAAAGATTCTTGCTAATATTTGTTGAGAAAGTTGTGAATCGGTCGGCACGCCTAATCCAGACCGACCACCTGTAACGTAAGCACGCCCTCTGTCCGGCCCCAAGTTTTCTTCGTCAGGTGTAAAAAATACACCGTAATCAACTTCAATATTTTCCCGTAATTGCCCGACAATCCGACCTATTGCTTCCAGATAATAAGTGTGCGAATCATAAATTGTTCGTACTTTCATCAAGTCTACAATCGCGTTATATAGTTCCTGAACTTCATCGGTAAACGCATAAATCAAAGCCTTTAATACCGGCGAATTTTGGAACTGATACAACAAACGACTGTCGGCCAAAGCTCGAAAATCTTTTGTGTACTCTGAAAAATCAACTTTGAATTTTGCTGGTATCATTCTAAATTTACCGTAATATTACCGGCTGTAAAAGTTGCCACTTCATTCCAATCAATATCAATATTTGCCGTTCCGACAACTTCGCCGTGTTTTGCGATTTCCAAAGACGTAACACTGAATCCAGGTACGCTATTTATTGGTGTATATAGTTGTGATAAAATAACATCTTCGCCGGGCGGGAATCCGTCCCTGTCGAAATTACTTGAAGCTCCGACCGCTCCCGCTCCGCCCGATACATAAGCAAGGATTGCATTTTCAATGTCATCTTCATAGGTAATAGACGGAAACGTTGAATCTGTTTGAGTAATTGTTATCTCAATATCAATCGGAACTTCAACAGGTCGCCAAAAATTGACATAATACTTTTCGCCCTGTAAATCTGTAAATTCAATTCCTTTGTCCTCATTGTCCGGTAAATTGCCGTAGTAAGAAATTCCCGGCCCAACCCGGTAAAATATAGCTTCTGCAATATCTTCATCCACGCCGCCCAGCACAATAGCAGCTATTGATTTTGCCGGTAAAGTTCTTGCGTCCTCTACTAATGTATCGTTTTGATACACCCGACAATAAGTAACGCCCTCGACATTTGCGATTGCTGCGTATATAGCCTCGATATGACAACGTGCGGTATAAGCCGTACTTTTCTGCTGCCTCTCTCTCAATTCGGCATCTGTTTCATCCAACGCGCCGACAACTAATGTTTCTCCATTTGTTACTGCCGTCCAGCCGCTAACCGGCGTTAATACAGAAATTACAGTTCCAGTGCCAGTGTCAACTGGGCCTTTAACTGTACAATTCGCGTTTATCTCTGCCGTGCCTCCTTCGCCGATAGTTACATAATCAACCGTCTCAAACTGATACGCGTTATCAACCGTAGCTACCAAAGAGCCTTTAGGGACTACCGTGCCGACTGCACCCGTTACTGTCAATGGTATAACAGACGGATAGCCCGCACTGCGAATAATGCCGTTTATCTGGCACGTGCCGGTCTGTCCTGCTCCAGTATTTGCCAATGGGTCAAATTGCAACGCCGCCGCCGCCGCCGCTTGCCAGCACAGCGAAATTTGCTCCGCAAATATCCCTATTTGTTGTGATATTATCGAACCGTCCTCAAGGTCTATCTGCAAACTTTCCTCGCTCACAGGGTCAATCACTGTTTCCATTTTGGTTTTTAAATCGGCTAATATATCAGCCAATCTTTTCACCTTAAAACCTGTTGATGTTACGCCATAATCAGTCATATATCATATTCCTGCAATCGTTATGGTTACGGCCTCGTTAAATTTCGTTGCAATTTCGATATAAATAGATATTGTTCTAATCGCTCGAACAATATTTAGTTTAACAATTCTCTGCACACCCTCTACTTTTGAAACTTCGCGTCTTAAATACAATTCAATCAAATTCGTGTCTTTACTGCCTAATAATGTTTCATAATATGGCAAGCCCAAAGTTGTATTCAAAAACCATTCGCCCAAATATCGCTGCAAATGAATTTTGCACCTTTGAGCAACTTCATCAGCAGAAATAACACTGACAAGCTTTCCGCCTTTTATCTGCAAATCGTGATTCAAATTGTCTAATCCAAAATCGTACATTATGGCACTGGCACTCCTGTATTACTTGGACCCGACATAACGCCGCTATGGATATGATTCATTAGTGATATTGTATTTGCGACAATATCGCCGCTTGAATGAATGTCGCCAGTTACCTCTACGTGTCCGGTTATATTTATATCGCCCGCCACAATATTGACTGTTGCAGTATTCGCATCAATTTTATCCGTATAAACTGATAACTTTGATGTTCCTGCTCCGTTGCGAATTTCGATAGCGTCCTGATTCCATCCGGTTAAAGCCTGCGTCATTGTGATAATGCCGGGTATGCAGATTGCATCGGTCAAATCGTGATGCCTCGGACTGGTTGTTGACAGGCTATCATTTGCAGGCGGCGTTTGAATTCCACCGAATAAAACAAAATTGTCAATCGCTCGCTGGCTGAAAATCAATAAGCATTCGTCATTTGCTTTAACCGGCACTGTAATATATAGACCTGCCGACCGTGAATGCGGCAGACAAACCGGAACATTCTCTATAATCGGCAGGTTTATATATTTCACCTCTCCGAGTGAAATAACTTTCATAGCTATTGCAGGCTTGACTTTCGCAAGTCTTGTCTCCGCGTCAAACGATACAATTACGCCCGGTATCGCAGTATGTATGCCAAGCATCAACCTGTCGAACTGTATCATTTCTGCTGCCTGATTGTCTAAAGCTCCCTTGTTCATTTTGCAATCTCATAAATTGGAACGTTATTTACAGTACCCTCTGAAAAATCTCTAAACGCCTGAATAGACATATTCCAGTCATTTCCGAACGTATCACCGCAATATGTAATAGTATGAGCCATATAAATACCGTTTAGTTGCGGATTGACTTCACTTTCAACTGTAACCGTATCGCCGGGCAGTAAATTAGGAATCAGAAACGCTGATATGCAAACTCCTGTTTGAACCTGCAAAGGCCCATTAAGAATCGGCGTTACATTGAACAATGTTTTTGCCTGTGTTGAAATTAAGAGGTTTCTGCCGAAACTCTGTCCGTCCTGAATTGCCTGAAAAACTCCATCCTGAATCGACCAGCTGAAACCATACTGCATAGCAAGTTTATCAAGAAAATCCCTTGTACTTCCTGCGAAAGAAATTCCCTGATGCTTTATTTCGCCGTCAATAATTTTGACTCTGTTCGGGTCATACTGAACACCGCTTAAATCTGAAACCAGTGTTTTGAGAATATCAGATAATTTTGTTCCGGCTCCGAAAGTCTTGGACGTAACGCCCAAAGCTGAACCTGTTATTCCGGTAAGCATTATGATTCTTGTTATAATATCAGCTCCTTGTCGCTGATGCGTTGCCGTAACAAGACCACCGTTGAATATCTCAAATAGTCCGTAATTTTCCCAGCCAACACGCAAAGAACATCGAAGCAAAGGCTTTCTTAAAAAATCTCGCGTCTCTTTTTTAAGATTATACAGCAAGACTTGGCTGCTGTTCGGCGTACCAATAATGCTTTTGTTGACGGTAAAGCCCATTCGCAAATGTTCTCTTGTGCCATCACTCACAATTTTCAAGGCCGTATCGTCGCCGGCCTGAACCGATTCATCAGACGGCCATATAAGCAGTTCTGCTTTTCGTAAATATGTTTTGTTCGACATTATGCGGCCTCGCTATAAATCAGAGGAACATATTCATCGACAGAAGCCATAATTAACTGGCACGTATCACCTAAAGTTTCAGGGCTATTGTTTTCAACTCCATCTTTAGAGATAACCCGCAAGATATAATCATTCAAAACATTCCGGCCTTTAAGTAAATTATCAACTGCGATAACGAGATTAAGCCCTGTTGCCAAAGCCAGTCCATCCGCATCCTCAATATCGCAAAGCCACGATTCTATTAACGGCATATAGTACGTTGTAAAAGTCAGGATTCCGGCATTTGTCGTAACCTGTACTTTTCTTGAACCGTCATTTGTCAGTGGTATTATTTGTGCCATTAGTTATTTCCGTACCATTGATTATATAGCCAGCTTCCGTCCTGTTCGCTTATCGTGCTTGCGTTTTGCGAACCTGCATTTATTTCGCTCGATGCTTCCTTACTTACATCGCTTTTCAATTGTGATTCAGGAACTTGTACATATTCTAAAACCACTGTGTCAATTTTTACAAAAAGAACTGAAAATTGTAATGCACCTTTGAATGGCGTTGTATGCAAGGCCGAAACGTGAACTGGAGTCATATCCGTATAAATTTCGTGAACCGTTACAACTTCAACAATTTTTCGTTCTTTCCACAGTTTATTAAACTGATTCCATAAATCCATTGCCCTTGATTTGCCGAACCAACTATTCGATATTTCAAAGACGATTGATAATTGCCGCGGATGCTGAAAAATATGGTCTGATACTTTAGCCCCATTTTCGATAGGATTCAAAGCCACTTCGGACGCCAAATTATGGGCATCAGATTTTCGGACATCAACATACACCGCTTCCTGATTATTTGCCAAATCCGCTTTAATCAGCAAACTTGAATTATGAAATATTCCTAATGGAATTTGTCCTATTATCATATACTTTATCCTGCAACCGGAGCAAATTGACCTATCGGCATCCAGCTTAATTTTTCAAAAATAATATTTGCCGTCTGCTGCGGATTCGCCGTGCCCTGTACGTTAATATCAACCTTTTGGTTATTATTTACAGTGTTATTGTTCTGCAATTTTTTATCGCCGACCGCCATCCTGTTTATCTGGTCTTGCCTCGATAGGGAGTCTATTAACATTGCTCCCGCATCTGCCCCCTCAATAATCTTTTTCTTCCGCTCTTTACGGCCTGCTTTGCTTTCTTCAGTTCCAAAACCTGCTTTTTTTAGAACCCATTCAACGATTTTCATAATATCGCCGAGCAAATCTTTAATGCCCTGCAGAACGCCCTTGCTTATCGACCCTAATAGTTTAAAGGCCGCTACAAGACCGGAGCCAATCATATCTTTGAGCCAACCGAAGAAATCATATAAAGCCGGAAAATGCTCCTCGAAACTCTCAAAAAATTCCCCTATGACAGATTTTCCTCCACTGAAAAACGATATAATATCCTCAATCACAAGACCAACGGCGGTAGTTGCCGCAATCACCAAAGCTATACTGGAGTGCATAGCAGACCATATACCAAGTATCGCAAGAAGCCCAATTGTTAATCCGGCCGTCAACCCCTCGCTGACATTTTTTAAATCTGTTGTAATTCCAAGGGCTGCAAAAATCTTTTGCACATATTCAGTAGCAACATTTTTTATTTTTACCAAAACGTTCCAAAAACGTTCAAGGCCTACTGATGCCCCGCTGATAAATTCTCCAAGCCTTAATTTGATAATTTCCTGATTAACTTTTAGCCATTCTCTAAATTTGTCTATGCCTCGCGATAACGATGGCAGCAGAGCAAGTCCTATCTGTGCTGTTATGCCTTTAAGCGAAAACCAAATATCCTTCAATCCCTGATTGAATTTGATTGACTGCCTCAATGCTTCATTCGGGATAATGCCGCCAAGCTGCTCTGCTTGTTTTTTGAGTTTATCAACTCCCTCGCGTCCCTGCTGCAAGAGCCTGATTGTGTCCTGACTCAATCCGAGTTTTGAACCCCATTGCAAAGCCTGCTGCGAATTCATTTTTCCGAAACGTTCTGCTAAATCATCAACGACATCGGCAACGGCTCTTACGCCGCCCTGCGAATTTTTTGTTGCAACTCCGAGCATTAAAAGATTTTCGTTAAACTGTCCGGGGATAGGACTCGTCATTGTTTTTTGCAGGTTTAGAATATCATTTTTTAGCGAATCCGCAGAGCCGCCAAGATGCTCGACGCTATAGGAAAGTTTTTGGATTTCGTCTGTTGAAACGCCGGTCATATCAGATAACCGCACAAGACTTTCTGAATTTTTTGAAGTGGTTTTTAGCCAATAAGTGAAAGCAGTTGTTGCCGCTGTTACGGCAACTGCCGCCTTAATTGCAAACTTTTCGGCTTTCTCCATTCCCTTGTTAAAGGCATCTAATTTCGACAACGCCGCCGCGTCTAAATCAATACCTAAAATCGTTACCAGTTCATCAACAACACTCATTATTCTTTTGCCTCGTTTTGCTCTCTAAATAGTCCTGCCAGTCAAGCAGTTTTAGCATTTCAAAAATGTCTCTGATATTTACCTTGCAAGCCTTAATGTCTGTATAGCTACATAAACCTGCACAACATATCCGAGACAAAATTGCTGTTACTTCCCATTCTTCAGGGGTGTCGATGCTAACCCGTTCGCATTCAGATTCAAGCCTTGTGTGAACGAAGTTAGCATAGGCAATAAAAAATCTTTCGCAAGCTCCACAACCGCCCGAATTGGTACGGCCATAATGTCTTCAGGATGTTCAGCAAACCATTTCATACGAACAGCCGGTTCGCGCAGATATTCATTAGTTGGAGTTATAACGTAATTCAACGCTTCTTTGCAGAGCACTTCTGCTTTTTCAGCGTCAAAACCAGTTGCGATGGAAGAAATGATTCCGAAAATCTTATCTTCCCTGTTCTCTTCTTGCAAATTAAGACCCTGCAAGCCGCCCGCCATTGGAGCTATCAGCCTTGCCACTCTCAAGCCAAAGCCAAGAGCGTCGTCGGGCGGCATAATATCGAGGCTATACCGCCTGCTACTGATATAAAAACTTTTCATTGTGTCTGCCATTTTTTCCGTTCCTTAATTATAGATTTGAACCTGTCAAAACAGTTCCAATAAATTTATAAGTTTGTTTGCCCATTTTCTTATCGCCAGTTGCAAGCTCACCAGGCGGAGCGATAAAAGCCGTCGCTAAAGTATCAACTGCTTTTGTGCCTCTCATAACAACTATATTGCAGCCAATCGAAGTAGCAAGCTGTGCAGCTCGCAATGAGTTCAAGTAAATCAGTGATGGCGATGTTTCTTTCATATCAACTTCGATTTCTCCACCCTGCGGAGTGCCGATATTTACGCCCGGCCCATCCGTGCCTTCGGTTAAATCTACTTCACCGCCTCTATGACGAACTCGGATTGACGCGCTGTCAGCAATGTCTTTCAATGGCACTCCGTCAACAAGAACGGTTACATCTTTTTGGTTATAGGTTCTATTCATTTGTTAAGCTCCTTACGCTATGACATCGACATTGATATTTAACTTGTGGAATGCACCGGCCAGGTACGCGATAATCTGTACAGGCGGAGCAATTCTCGCCGCTCTATTACTGGTTGTCGCCTGCTCGATTGGTGTAGGCACAATATCATAGGCGGGCAGTATTGACACTCCGCTTTCGTTTTCAGTACTTTCAACCGGCCTATCAGCGAACACACCATTATTGACATACTTGCGGCAAATTTTTTCGCAAGCCGAAACGATAAGTAACTGACCGGCTGACGTATAAGGCACTTTGCGGTTTCGCAAAAATACGTTGTAAACTTCAACCTGTAATTCTTCAACAAAGTTGTCAAGGTTTACAATGTCATCGCTGAACCAGTCATCGGACGACTGAACGCCTTCGCGAATCGTTTCTGAATTGTTGCCAATCAACGTATAAGTATTGATTCGACGGCTATTCAGAATTGTCAACTGTGTTGATGTAATTGGCACTGTCGGAATCCCTGACATTTGTTTGAACTTCGCTGTAATCGCAGAATTCGCCGCTGAATAATCAACGGCAAGCATTAAAGCTACATAACTAACATCAGGATAATACTGTGCGTTGTTATGATAAATAACGCCGACGTTTGAATAATCAGCATTATGGCAATAATATCCGATGTTCGTTTCGTCTGCCGATGAATATGCTGTTGCAAGATTCGTAACCAGCATACAATAAGCAGATTCTAAAGCACTTACCCAGTCCGCAAAATCCTGCTGGTCATCTGTATCACGATAAGAAGCATCTAACGCCCAGCCATAAATCGGGCTACTGTCATCTTTGCTTTTCTGTAAAACCAAAGCCGCTTCCTCTGCGATATCGCCGGCAGTATGTCCTTGCGAAAGTGTTGCTCCAAAAGCAGTTGTTAATTTAAGTAAATCGCCAACAAAAGTCCCCGCACTTGCGGCCTCTGCATAATCGACATCCGCGTCATCGCCTACAACTGTTCCCGTAGATAATGTAATACCACCATCATCATTTGCGGTAAGTGTTGCTGTTGCCGGCCAATTTTCGTGTCCGGTTATTACCGCGATAGCTTCGGTTAAATTTGTAACTGCCGCGAAATCCAAGCCTGTAAACTCAATCACATCCGCCCCAAAGTCAATCGCAAAAGAGCCGACGCTTACGTTGTTCAGCAAATCAATATTGATACTCGCACCGCTGACAATTTTGGCGGGCGTATCCGCCGTTGAAACTAAACCAACGGCTAATTTAGCCGGATGCGGGCTTCTTTCAAAAAATGCTTTGCCCGCCCAATACAATGACGTATTCGACGGATAATCGGCCTGAAAATCCGTGAATGATGTATAATATTTGACTCTATCTGCTTCAAGAAAATCATCGTCAGGAGCCAATATACACATCAAAGACATATCGGTTGCAATCTCGGTTTGTGCTTTCGACAATGAGATTGTAACATCTAAACTTCTTGGTAAACTCTCTGCCATAACATTACTCCTTTGGAATAATTAAATCTAAATCGTAATTTTCGACCGGTACTTGAGCTTTATTGAAATAATCAACTTCTGTTCTCTGCTCTATTGCCAAATACCAGTAAGTATTTAAAACGGCCTGCTCCTGAATTCTGCTGTTTTCCTGCACTGAAATATTTTGAACACTATCGGCTCCGCCGAAGCCTGCCACTTTAAAAATATCTTTATATCTTTCCGCTGAATTCAACATCGTGCGGAATCTTGTCAGCTTGGAAAACGCATCTTTGCCGACAATTTTTATTTGCACTTTGAAATATTGTCGGTCAATAATTGTTTCTTCGTACCCTGAACCGTTATGGTTGACATAAGCCCGTCCGGTATCAGCTCCGTCTGGCGAATCCGGCGTTAAATTCGGAATATCGCCATAATTTATTTCAGGATGCGGTTCGTTTTCGCCGTCTAACGTCCTCAAACTTACATAGGAGTTCGGATATTGAGGCCCCGGATTACGTTCGTTAATGACTTCCAGTCCAGTTATGCTTTTAAGCAAACTGCACATTGCTTTTTCAAACAAATCAATTGTAATCAGTTCATCAACCATTTGCATCGCTTCCGTGTTCCAAGTACCGTGTTGCGATATAAGTATTAAATCCAGAAGCCGCTGCGTGCGGAGCCTTTGAAATTACCCGCCATAGCATATCATCATACTTTACAAACGTTTGCTTGTCCTGCACTGTTGTTGCCAGTGGATTCTGAACATAAAACGTTTCGACCGTATGAATGACAAGTCCGCCCTCGGCAACGTCGCCTCTGGTTAAAATCTGAATCTTTTCAGCATCAGCAATAAAAACAGGTGCGTTTACTGTTCGCTCTACGCCCTTAGTTGCCTGCCAAAGGCCGTCAACTCGCTGGCCGGTTGTTTCATAAACAACTACCGGCTGCGACAATCGCTGCAAAGCAATATCAAGTTTTAACGGTAACAAACTCATCGTGTCCTATCTCTAATCGCATACAAAACCGATTGTCGAAAATGCCCTGTGTCGATTAACGGCGTCGCTGAACCTTTTTTTCTTATTGTTGACGGTGCATTTGGCGGCGGCGTAATGCCTATCTGTGCCTGAATCATTCCTTTGGCAACTGAACCCCAGCGATTATACATTTCGTTCGCTTTTAATCGTCCTGAATTGCAGGCTTTTACATCGTCCGAAACAACCGATTTAAACCAGTCCTGAATGTCTTTAGAAGCAATATCCATAAATGGGCGTGCCGGAATGTTAGGCGTTCCATAGTTGTTACATATTGCAACTTCAAGAACCGACGCACCGCCTTCATAATACGGCGTTCCTAATCCCTTGTTGGCCGGAAAGCCAACTGCAACTTCCTGTGCCTTCAAACTCACTAATTTTTTTTTCAAAGAGCTTTGCCAGTTACGGTTTTTTCTGACAACTTTATTCATCTTAAATCGCCGGACAAATAACCAAGTCCAGCAAAGATAAAAATTCAAGCCCGTAATTCGTTCGGGACATATCGGCCGTGAAAGCCCTGTCGCCGCTTACCATTGCCGAAACTGTCGACATTGCTGATACACCTGAAACATTTCCCGATTGCTGCGACATAATACCCGGCATATTCTGCGGATTCATTCCGCTTTCATTAGCTTGATACCTCAAGGCCAGCCTATGAGCCGTTAATAAACTCAACGCCCGGTCTCTGAATTTGCCGAACTCGACTTTATGAACTAATTCATCATTAAACGCAAGCTCGTCCGTTACGATGGCGGAAGCATTTTCAGCACTTCCGCCCACCGTAGCGAATTCAGGAAACCTTACCAAAAATGAATCTTTTGTTACTGCCATTTATCAACCTTGTGCAACTGGCACTGTCATAGATTCAGGCTTGAATGTTTTAACCGTTGCCGTTTTATCGCCCTCTGTGCCTTTCACGTTTTCGGGCTGCAATTCAATGGGCGGCGTCGGCTCGGAAACCGTCTCTGTAATCTCTACATCTTTTTTGCAATCGACTACCAATATGCCCCTATCGAGCATTCCTGCAATGATTTTGCGTTTCGACATTTTTGCGAATAGTTCTTTGTCGACCGAAACGCTACTATTTGCCGGAACTACAATTTGAGCAAGATTCGGCGTCAGTATCGTTTTACTCGAACCCTTGAACAAAATGATATTTGACAAGGTTGTATTTCGCACCATTGTCTTGCCGGCTTCCGCCTTAAACTGCTTTACAGGCAGAACCTTTTTGTCTGCCATTTTCGCTGGCTTCTTTGAACCAGCAGCTTTTCTTTGAACCTTTTTGTCTGCCATTTTCGCTGCCTCTCTTTAAAGAAATATTTTTGTTTTTAATGACACTGATTAAATGCCATCGACATACAACATAGAGCCGGGCCGAGCTACCGCAAAGGAACCGTGCTTCTGCTCTGCCGCAAATTCTGCACCGAGCAATATCGGAACTGACGGGCAAAGCGTGTAAGGCATTGGAACAGGTAAGCACTGATTTTCTTTATCCTGGTCCATAATTACCATTCTGTCCGTACCATTTACGCCCGCACCTTTTAAGTAGCGAATCGGTACTACCTGCAACTCCTTGCCGGTTAGGGCAGTGTAGCTATTGTTAACTTTGAGATATGTGAGAGCTGATACCATTGTTGCATTTTCGCCCAAAGCCATAAAAGTGTTTGAGAGTAACAGGAATTGCGTAACAGGCAAACCTACGAATCCCGGCTTATGTACTGTAAGCGTGCTGTCAATTACATAGCTGATTGCGGCATTTATGTCCGCAACCATTTGAATGCCAGTTTTACTCGCCCACTCCGTTGGAGACTCTTCGTTTGCAGGGTCATTTCCGGCTGCGACAGCCGCATTAACACCCGTATAGCTCAAGAAGCCTCTAAAGCCTACCGAAGCATCGCCGTAAAACACAGTTGTTTCGACAAGATTTTCGCAGGCTTTTTTCATAGCCTTGCCTAATTGGCTCGCAAGGTCTTGACGGAACCCCATACTATACTGACGCGCATCTTCGTTTGTTACCTCTGCGGAAACAGCGGACGCGGCAAGCGGAATTGTCGCCATACCGTTGGACACGTTTACTTTTGGAACATTCTTTCCGCCCTTTCCGCTTTGGAAGGCTGCCGCACCCTGCATATCGGCAATAAAGTAACCGTAATTCAACGCGCCGGGGTTGATGTTTGTAATAATTTGGTCTTCTTTCAGCACTTTACGCCAGTCAAGGTCTGGGTACTTGACTTCCATAAGTGCCGAATTAACGTCTGTGGTAATTTCAACGGCCAAATTAACCGCTGATACCTGCGTTTGACTGCCATAACTCGGACCTGCCATTGGTTTATCTCCTTAATCTTTAAAATTATTTTTTATGAATTAGCTTTTGAACTCAACAAGAACTAATCCGTTTTGAACGCCTGACACGAACTTGCCGGTTGTCAATTTCACAGTATCAGTAGTTCCGTCAACAATCGCGGCGTTTGTGAACGAGCCAATATCAAAGCCGTGCTCTGTTGTGTCTTGAATAATCCAGTACACGTCATCGCCAGCCGCAATGTCATCTTCGTTCGCCTTTACCCACACTTTAAATCCTGCCCTGTTGGGCTTCGCAACGGCGGCGACCCTGTCGTTTTCAACATAACCAACTCCATTTACATCGCACTGGCCTACGGTTGTTCGCAATACAATACCGCCGAAATCATCTTCTGTTTCTGCTCCATCAGGCAGCGATGCTTCGTAAACATTTATGCCCTCGCGTACCGGACTTGCAGCCGGCGTTAAAACTACGCCCACGCCGAAGTAAATTCCATCCGCCTCATTGACAGGAACACTGTCATAATTCGTCTGGTCGATGGGGCTTGCCAAGTCGCCGAGCAAGGCAGTGCCCATCTGGTTAGGATAACTTGTCTGAATCGTTCCAAATTTTTGACCCATATAAGACATTTTTGAATCTCCTTAATTTTTTAAATAAAAAAAGCCCTGCACATCTTTGACTATCAAAGACATACGGGGCGATTGTTTCGTTGACCCATTACCAGTTTCAGCTGGCTATTAAATTGTAAAGAGCAATACTACTTTTTTGCCGGTTCTTCACGATGCAGCATTGGATGTTTTTCGTTACCGGCATTATTCTTTTTTTCTCCCGGCCCCGGTAATTTATTTCCTTTGCGTTCGCCTGATTTCCCCGCACAAGCAACGAGCGTGCTAAAGGTGGTGTTGATTACTTCGTCCGACGCTTTTGACAAATCAACGCCTTTTGCATTCAGAATCTTAACTGTCAACGCCTTTTTGCGGGCATTCATTTTTCGTCCTGTGCAGTTTTTCACCTGCTCGTCAATTTCCTTTTTGACGCCTTCGCGTTCTTTTTCCGCGAACTCTGCATTCAGCACAGCCTCTTCATCCTTTTTGTAATCTTCCTGTGCATTGACTTCCTTTTCAACCGCTTCATCGGATTGAAGTTCTGCGACAACGGCGGTAAGTTCTGCGATTTTGCTTTCGAGTACAGCGATTTTCGCTTCGAGGGATGTCTTAGTATCAGTCGTCTCTTGGTTTTTCTTTTCAACTTCTTGCTTCAAGGCATCCTGCTCCGCCTCGTTTGCTACACGAACATCGGCAGCCATTTTTTCGGCCTCTTTCATATCGGCCTCGTTGGTGAAAATATATTCGACTTCACCTTTTGAATTCTTAACTTTAAGTTTGAACATTGTTTTATTCTCCTTATTATCAAAACCGGTTTTGTTATATATACGAACATCATATCCGCAGCGGCCTTTACCTTCCGGCAAAAGCAAAATATGATTAAATCTTAAATTACGCTGAATCGCGTCGTATTCCTCGTTATTATACTTCCCGCCTTTTACTTCCATTTCTGAATCATAACCAGCTGAAACTTCGACAAGCTCTTTGTTTTTGATTCTTTCAATAACGGCTGCTTC